TTCACTGTGCTAAACTCATAAATCAAATCTGGTTCGAGGAGACACCTATTCTTAAGATGGGCGCGTCTTTAAAAGACTATGTGAACGAGAAAGGCTCTTGGAAGTTCTTGAATGAGTACTCGTCATTCTTAAATGAACACACCGCCTGGTACAGACCTATGAATCCAGGTAAGGTTGGTATGTGGCAGCAACAGATTGAAGAAACAGACACTCGAGGTAGGAAATACATGAAGGGTTTGAAAGGTGTGCTTTCAATGGTAACCTTTGAGAAAGATGCCACATCTGGTGTTGGTGGTCCATGTACTTACTTCTTCCACGAGGAAGCTGGTATCGCACCTAAGATGGATACCACAGTAGAGTTCCTTTTCCCTGCGCTTCAATCTGGACACATTACTACTGGAACTTTCATTGCTGCAGGATCTGTGGGTGACCTTGATCAATGTCAACCTTTGAAAGAGATGGTTCTTAAACCGGGAGCGAATAGTATATATGCCGTGGAGTCAAATCTCCTGGATCATGAAGGGACTGTAGGGCTCACCGGATTGTTTATTCCAGAGCAATGGTCTATGCCTCCATATATAGATCAGTATGGTAACTCTCTTGTTGAAGAAGCTGTAAAGGCCATCGATCTAGAACGTGAAAAGTGGAAGAGAGATCTCTCACCAGAAAAGTACCAGCTTCGTATCTCCCAGCATCCAAAGAATATTGCTGAAGCATTTGCCTACAGAAAAGTATCCAAGTTCCCACTTAACCTGGTTGGTGCTCAAAAAAGACGTATCCTCGACAAGGAATACCCTATTGAGTTTTTAGATCTACAGCGAGATGAGCACGGTAAGATCCAAGCCAAAATAAGCAATAAGCTGCCGATCATAGAATTCCCTATTACGAAAGACATTGAGGATAAAACAGGTGTAATCGTAGTTTACGAAAGACCTGATCCTACTGCTCCATGGGGAACGTATTATGCTTCTGTCGATCCGGTTTCAGAAGGTAAGACCACTACGTCAGAATCTCTTTGCTCGATATACGTGTACAAGAATCCGATCGAAGTTACCCGGATAAACGGTGATCAGACAGAAACGTTTGTTGAACATGATGGAATCGTTGCTTCTTGGTGTGGCCGATTTGATGATATCAATAAGACTCATGAGCGCCTCGAGATGCTTATCGAGTGGTATAATGCCTGGACTATTGTCGAGAACAACGTCAGTCATTTCATCCGACACATGATTTCAAGACGTCTTCAGCGATACCTTGTACCAAAAAGCCAGATCGCCTTTTTGAAAGACCTTGGTGCCAATACCAACGTGTTTCAAGATTACGGCTGGAAGAACACCGGGACTCTCTTCAAGAATCATATGCTCAGCTATTTGATTGAGTACTTAAAGGAAGAGATCGATGTGGAAACCAAGGAAGATGGGACTATCGTCAAAAGAAAGTATGGTATCGAAAGAATACCGGATATCATGGCCATGGTTGAGATGGAGCATTACGATGACGACGTCAACGTTGACCGTTTGGTATCTTTGGCAGCCCTAATCGCTTTTGCTAAAGTGCAACAAGCAAACCGGGGTTACCGTAAACGCGTGGATAACGTGAGCAAGAAACCCTTGGAAAAGTCCCAGAATTTGTTTAAATTACCTAGTAGCCCTTTCCGGCATATCGGAGGGAGCTCGGCGAGTTCAGGAAAGAGACCACCTAGGAACCCGTTTAAAAACATCAGATAAGAGCCATGAAAGTATTAAATGCGATGCAGTTAAAGGCTGGAGCCAAGGCGGAATACAACCGCATGGGCTCTATTACTCAGCCTATTCAGTTTCTTCCGAGAAAAGAGAAGGATGATGAGTGGACCGCCTGGAACATGGACTGGCTGGAATGGCAAGGTCTTAAGCAAATCCGTCGAAACGCTCGCCGGTTAATGAAGAACTACAAGCTGGCCAAAGGTATCATCGATAAGACAGACTACATTGTTGAGCAGGATAACGAGATGCGAGAGATCGTAGATACTCTTATCGAAGAAGATTTCAGTGCCTTAGAGCTTAAGTTCTACCCAATCATCCCCAATGTCATCAATGTCCTTACTGCGGAGTTTGCCAAGCGTAATTCACGAGTAACCTTCAGAGGTGTTGATGAATACACCTACAACGAAAAGATGGAACTGAAAAGACAGGCCATCGAAAACGTTCTTTTACAAGATGCTCAAAACAAGCTTATTACTAAGATGATTGAGCAAGGAGCTGATCCTAATGATCCGGAGATTCAGCAGCATATGCAACAGCAAATGGCTCCTGAAAATCTGAAGTCGCTCCCAGAGATCCAGAGCTTTTTTGATAAAAGCTATCGTAGTCTTTGCGAGCAATGGGCTGCCCATCAACACAAGATTGATGAAGAGCGCTTTAAAATGGACGAGCTTGAAGAACGCGGTTTTCGCGATAGCTTAATCACCGATCGTGAGTTCTGGCATTTCAGAATGGGCGAAGATGATTATGAGGTCGAGTTATGGAATCCGGTTCTAACCTTTTATCACAAGTCTCCTGACATCCGCTATATCTCCCAAGGAAACTGGGTAGGTAAGATTGAGATGATGACTGTGGCTGATGTAATCGACAAGTATGGTTACTTGATGACACAAGAACAGCTTGAGTCTCTTGAAGCTATTTATCCGGTAAGATCTGCAGGATATCCTCTACAAGGATACCAGAATGACGGATCCTACTACGATGCTACCAAGACACATGAATGGAATACCAACATGCCTGGTCTTGCTTATCGTCAGTTTGTTTCCATGTATGACAACTTCGTGTATAACGGAGGGGATATCATCAACTGGATTCTCGGAGAGTCGGAAGACTATTTCGACATGGGTATGGCTTTCATGTTACGCGTTACTACCGCTTATTGGAAGTCTCAGCGTAAGGTTGGTCACCTAACTAAGATTACAGAAAACGGAGAAACTATCACAGATATTGTTGATGAGAGTTATCGTATTACGGATAAGCCTTTGTACAACAATACTCTGATCAAGAATAAGAATAAGGATACCCTTGTTTTCGGTGAGCATATCGATTGGATATGGATCAATCAAACATGGGGTGGAGTAAAAATTGGACCTAACCATCCAAGCTTCTGGGGTATGAATAACCCCGGAGGAGTTAATCCGATGTACCTCGGTATTAACCAGAACAAGATTGGTCCTCTCAAGTTCCAGTTTAAAGGAGACAACACCCTTTACGGATGTAAACTGCCTGTTGAGGGATCTGTTTTTTCCGATCGTAATACTCGTTCTACGGCTCTTGTAGACCTGATGAAGCCTTATCAGATTGGGTACAACATAGTAAACAACCAGATTGCGGATATCCTGGTGGATGAGTTGGGGACCGTAATTCTGTTGGATCAGAACGCGCTACCCCGCCATTCACTGGGTGAAGATTGGGGTAAGAACAACCTGGCCAAGGCGTACGTAGCAATGAAGAATTTCCAGATGTTGCCTCTGGATACCTCGATCACTAATACAGAAAACGCTCTTAACTTCCAGCATTTCCAAACCCTTAACCTGGAACAGACACAGCGTATGATGTCAAGGATCCAGTTGGCAAATTACTTCAAGCAACAGGCCTTTGAAACCATTGGTATAACACCACAGCGTTTGGGTCAACAGATCGGTCAAACTGAAACGGCTAAAGGTATAGAACAAGCCATTGCCGGTTCTTATGCTCAGACCGAAATGTACTTCATTCAGCACAGTGATTATTTGATGCCTCGTGTTCATCAAATGAGAACTGACCTTGCTCAGTATTATCACTCGAAGAAACCTTCACTTCGTCTGCAGTACATGACCACTAAAGATGAGCAGGTAAACTTTGCCATCAATGGTACAGATCTTCTACTGCGAGATGTAAACGTTTATTGTACAACCAAAGCTAATCATCGTGCTGTAATCGAGCAGATGAAGCAACTCGCTATTGGTAATAACACCTCAGGTGCTACCATTTATGACCTAGGAAATATTATCCAGTCTGATTCATTATCTGAGCTTACTACTGTTCTTAAAGAGACAGAGCGCAAAGCTACTGCTCAACGTCAAGAACAAATGCAGCATGAAGAGAAGATGAAGCAAATGGAAGCTGAGCAGCGTAGTAAAGAGAAGCAGATGGAGCTTGATCATGATGCTCTGGAAGCTGAAAAAGACCGTCGTAAGGATATCCTTGTGGCCGAGATTCGAGCTGCTGGTTATGGTGCTATGCAAGACATCAATCAAAACATGCAGAGCGATTTCCGCGATACCATGGATGATATCCGGAAGCGAGATGAGTTCCAGCAAGTGATGAACTTTGATCAAAGCAAGGAAACGATGAAACAGCAGCAACATCGTGAAAAGATGGATCTTGAAAGAGAAAAGCTTCAGGCACAGAAAGATATGAAGCAGATGGATGTAGATATTGCTCGCACCAATAAGAACAAATATGACGCAGGCAAGAAAGCAAGTGACAAGAAAAAGAGTTGATAGTCATATAGTGCGCCAAATCTTGCGTCTAAAGCTTTAAGGTGTAAACGTATAGAGTTTAAAAACGTATTTTTGCGTATATTATAATGTCAGTCAGACAATAACCAACCAACAGATTATGCCAGATAATAACGAGAACGGTACAACAACCGTAACAACCGTGGATGTCGACATTAACGACATCTTAGGTACACCAGGAGCCGAGCAAGTAATGTTGCCTGGCAACGATGGAAAGAAGCCGGTTGAAAAACCAAGCATCTTTACAGCGAAACCTGTAGACATGTCGTTCCTTGACAATGATGATGACGATGATCAAGGCGGGACCGGAGGTAATGATGACCCAGATCCTGATAAAGGAGATCCTGAAAAGGACAAGGGTAATCCCAATCCGAATCCCGACATTGACCTGAGCGATCTTGATAATCCGGAAGGAGATAAAGGAGGTCGTCCTAAGATGGATAAGAATGCTATGATCGAGCTTACAAAACAGCTCATCGAAAGCAAACAGCTTATCCCTTTTGATGATGACAAGCCGATCGAGAAGTACACTGTGCAAGACTTTAAAGAGCTCTTCGAAGCCAACATGACTGAAAAAGAACGTAAGCTCCGCGAAGAAGTGCCATTGGAATTCTTCGATAACCTTCCTGAAGAGCTTCAAGTAGCTGCTAAGTATTATGCAGATGGTGGAACAGATTTCAAAACCTTGTTCCGTACATTGGCCCAGGTAGAAGAAGTACGCCAGTTGGATCCTCAACGTGAGAACGATCAGGAACAGATTGTACGTGCTTACCTTCACGCAACCCAGTTTGGTACCTCTGAAGAAATTGAAGAGGAGATTAACAGCTGGAAAGACCGTGATGAACTAGGAGCAAAAGCTCAAAAGTTCAAGCCAAAGTTGGATGCAATGCAACAACAAATTGTAGGCCGCCAGCTACAACAGCAAGAAAATCTGCGTAAGCAACAACAGCAGCAAGCAAAGATGTACATGGATAACGTGTACAAAGTACTTGAACCAGGCGAATTGAACGGCCTGAAGCTCGACAAAAAGACCCAAAGCATGTTATATGCCGGTCTAGTTCAACCAAACTACCCTTCGATCTCGGGTAGACCTACCAATCTCCTTGGACATCTTCTAGAGAAACATCAGTATGTAGAACCTAACCATGCGTTAATCGCAGAGGCTCTATGGCTGTTGTCTGATCCAGAAGGTTACCGTAATAAGGTAAGAGAGAATGGTAAAAAAGATGCGACTGAGAAAGCAGTACGAATGCTGAAATCAGAAGAGGCTAAGAAAGCCGGTTCTTCTGTAGTGTCAGATGATGACGATGAAACAGCAAAGCGTGCAGGACAGAAGCTTCAGAGACCGAGCCAAAACTTTTTCAAGCGATAACCATAAATAACAATCAAATCTAATCACACATGAGCACTCCAGTTTTAAACAATGGTCTCTTCTTACGTGACACGAACTACCAGGCTAGTTCTCACGTAGACAGCTACCACTTGGTGAACATGCTGAAAGATGCAGAGCCTATGGACCTTGGTCCGGTGGACATCTGGGCTATGACCCAGAAGGTAGAAATGCCTCTGTACCAGCTGTCATCTTTTGGTGGTAAAAACATCATCATGGTTGACAATGCCCGCGGTGAGTACAAATGGCAAACTCCGGTAAGCCAGGATCTTCCGTACATCATCGAAGACATTGAGCCGAACAACGCCCAAAAAGGTATTGACGGTACAACCTTCAAAATCAAAATCAACCGTCGTGAGTTTGGTCACGGTGATATTATCACCTACGACAAGTACAACGGTTGTGAAATGTACATCACTGC